CCCACCAGATGGATAACTTGGATAACCTGCAGTCATTGGCCAAGGAAGACCTGTTATTATTCTTCCTTTTGGTCTTGGTTTTGCATCTGAATCACCACCACGAGGAAACATTTGTCTATAAATATCTGCTTCTTGAGCATTTAATACCATTTCACCTTTATGTAATAAAGCTCTATAATTATCTCTTGGAATATAATCTTTACCAGCTTTATGATAACCACTTAAATCAAGAGAATTATATTCATGACCATCATAATCTCTTGGCCATTTTGCTCCCCAGTTATCTATAAATACAGTATCATATTTATTAAAAGCTGTTTTTAATTTTGATTCTGCATTTGATTCATTCTTTAAATATTTTTTAACATCATCTTTAGATAATCCAAATAAAGATTGTGCAACTCCTGGAGTACCTGCATTATTCATAAGTACTGTATACATATATTCCATTGCAAGTAACTCATCCTGGCTAAACATTCCTCCAGAACCTCTCATGAAATTATTCCAAAGCTCTGTATTATATTTATCGGGGTCACTTTTATTAAAATTATTCACCCAACCAGAAGTTACATTTGCAGCTGTGCCCCAAAAATCATCCCAGCCATTTCTTTTACTTAAATTTGTAGCTTTAGCATAAGCTCCAACATAAGCACTATCTCCAGCCATTGGATTTCCTTCAGATTTTAATTTATTTTTAGTATAATTCTTTTGGTCTTCTGATATTTGCATTGCCTTTGTTACTGATTCGGTAGTTACTTTTGCAAGACCTGCTACAGCTGCTGCAGTTAAACCTACTGCTAAACCTCCCATAGCAAACTTACCAATTGCTCCAGATAAAGCTGTTCCTGAACCAGAGGCACCACCTAAGAAATTTGCAAATTTACTAAATAACTTACCATCCTTAAAAGTATCAATTATCCATTTTCCGCCCTTTAATATATCTGAAGCTATATAAGCACTAAATGCCGCCGTTGCTAAACCTGGATATATTTTCCACATTGTGGTTCCAAAATGAGAATCTAACCAATTATGAATTTTTTCTAATAAAGTTGCTTCTGTAGATTTTTCTACAAAGTTTTCTACATCTCCTGGACCTGTTTCTCTAATTGCTGTTATTGCTTCATCTAATTTATTATCAAGAGTGGTCATACCTCCTGAATTTCCAAAATATCTCATCATATTTACAAATCCAGTTTGGTCTCCTACTCCCAGAGCATTTAATACTGTATTTACATTTCTTGTATCCGAACCAGAAGCTAATGACCTCAATTGACTATTTCCTGCTATCATTCTTGTTGCATTAACAGCATTACCTTGCATTAATTGGTCATAAATACTTGTTACATCTGAACCAAATAATTTTCCATATTTTTGAATCATTTGGTCATAAGGCATAGCAATCATTTCATTAAATACATTACCTAAGACATCTCCCCAGCCATTAGTTATTGAATCCATTGCAGCCTTTGAAGCTGTTGCTTCTTGAATATATTTTTGTTGGGTTGCTTCATCTACCCCTAAAGCAGCTAAAGCATCTGCATCTTCATAAGTCTTTTGAGATAATACATCTAATTGTTCTTTACTTACTCCTAACTGAGATTGTAATAATCCTACTATCATTTGATTATGTTTCTCAATAGTATCATTATTATTTGTTCTCTTCATATATTTGAACATTAATTGTTGTGTTTCAGCAGTTACTCCTAAATATTTAGTAGCTATTACAGAATTTTTCATTTGTTGTTGTGCCATTTTAGTATCTGTAATACCAAAAGCTCCTAAATTACTCATATATTGTTTTAGGTCATCTGTATTAAATAGATTTCCCGTACTACTATTCATAGATTTTAAATTATTATTTAAACTATCTACAAAATTCCAATATTGAGAATTAGAAGTAAATCCAAATTGTTTCATTGTATCTGACTGAATTTTCTCTATACTTCTTGCATTTTGTTCAGCTGTATTATTTGCAATTTTCTGAAGACTAAACATATTAGATAAATTAGCAAGTCTATCTCCTGCTTTACTAAGAGTTGTTGATAAAGAAGTTGCAAAACTATCAGAAGCTTTATTTGCTGTATCTATTAAATTGCTCATTTCTTTATTCATCTTAGTAAAATCATCTTTTAATTTTGTATAATGATTACTTGCTTTTTCTACATTTTTTAAGGCATCTCCCGTCTTATCTTGTAAATTATTCCAACCTTTTGCAAGACCTGCTTGAGAATTAGTTAAAAGATTTGTAGTTTCTTTAATTACTCCTGAAGCTGTTTCTGCTGATATATCTTGTTGGTCTTTTATATTCTTTAATACCTTTGCTTCTTCTCTTAATGCTCTTTGTCTTTCTCTTACTGCTTGTCTTTCTGCTTTAGTCATCTGGTCCGAATATTTTGCAAGTTCTCTATATTGTTTAAGCATATTATCTAATTCTTTAGTAACTGTTGATAAATAACCATTTTGGTCATCCCAAAACTTATTACTAAATTCATTTCTTGCAGCATTACCTGTAAAATATCCACCAAGTCCTGAATCTACATTGGGAGCATCACTAAAATTAATATTATGTCCTAATGGATTATTTCCATTATTATTGTTATTATTAGGCATTTAAGGATTTCCTCCTTTCTTCTATATTAAACCTTCTAAACCTGTTCTTTTTGGATGTTCTTCTCTCCAATTAACAGCTATTTGAATTAAGTCTCTTCTTGTTTGAGCATCAATTGTATCTGTATAAGAAAAAGGAACACCTAAATCAGATAAGTATAATTGCTCTTCAATAGTATCTTTATACATATTAAAGGCAAAAGTATCATACTCCTCTATTAATTCAGGTGTTTCAACTAATTTATTGCTATTTAGTAGGACGAAAGAACTCCGGACATATAAGTCCACTTACCTCTACTTCCTCTTTACATTTATTACAAGTGATTACTATAGAAGGGTCTAAACCAAATTCTATTTTATTTAAGGTATTTTGAATTGCTACAAGGTCTCTCATATTAAGAGTATCAACATAATTTCTTTTATCTTCAAAAGATTCAAAGTCTTCTCCATTTTTACTAACAATTGTTTCCATTAACTTAATCGTAAATTCATAAGTTTCAGGGTCCTGTACTTTTCCTTTTGCGGTTCTATTTTTAACTTGTTTATCAAGTCTATTAATATCACCAGAACTTAATAATTTAAGTTGTAATTCATCTCCATTTACTGGAAGTTTTACTAACAACTTATCTTCTAATCCTTCTGAATCTAAATAAGTTATGTTCATTTCATTAATATCAATTTCAGTTTCTTGTTTGAATCCACATTCTGGACATACTACTTCTTGAGTATAAGTATTTCCAAATGTTAATTCTCTTAAAGCATAAACTAAATACATAATATCATTTTGATGTAATAATCCTACATCAATATCTTCAGGGTCTGTTATACATGACCTAACTAATTGAGTAAAAACAGAAAAATCTCTTGCTGATAAAATAATTTTTTCTTCTTTTGTAGTCATAGCCCTAATTGTTACTTCTTTAGGACCTCCAAAATATCCATTACTTGGTAATTGTATTCTCTTCTCAATAGTATCCATTCTTCTTAACTTCCTTTCTAAATTACTTTTTAATTTACAACATATTAAACAATAAAGATAAATTTTAGGACTTTTTATGATTAAGGTATATATTTATATTCCCTAATCATAAAAGTATCCTAAATCAAATCCTCATCACGAGAAAGATTATCTTATAGACTAATTTCTTTATCTAAATCATCTCTATAAGCAAAGTCATAAGTTATTGTGACAGATAATTGTTTTTCTCCGCCATCATCATAACTCATATCACCATAATCTATTCCAGATGGCCAACATCCTACAAGTCTCCAACTTCTAAATTGTTCTCCATTTGGTGTATACTCTCTTACTTGAGCTTGACATTTATATTCTGCAGCAAGTCCCATAGTACCTTCTGCTGGATTATAAACATTTTTTCTCCAATTTAAGAATTTCTTTTCAGTATCATAAGAAATTGCATCTCTTAATACCATTGTTGTAGTCTCAAATGATGTTTTTCCTGCTGTCTTAATTGTTTGGTTGAAATAACTTACATCATTTGCTTCTGTTGTTTCTTTTGGTAATGGGAATGATACAACCATAAATCTTAAATCAGCATCAATATCAAGTCCGCTTCCTTCTGTTGGAATAAATTGAACTTCAAAATGATTCTTTCTTTGTAATTGAAATTTCTTTGTATTAAAACGAGTAGCTGTTTTAACCACTGCTTTTTGGTTAGCTGTGTTTGTAGCCATAATTTATTCTCCTTTCTAATTATTCTATAGTAACCTCAATAACATCCGTAATACGGAAGTCTATGTTTACAAACTCTGCAACTTCTTGAGGTTTAATTCTTATGATACCATTTAATTGATTTGCTGCTATAGTTTCTGGAGTATTGATAGTATCATCCATTATTACTTGGTATGCTTCTATTCCATAGCTTTCTTTTATATCATTTAACATTGCTTCAATCTTTAATGTCCAGTCTGCATAAACAGCATCTGAAATTGGTTCGAATATATAATTCCAAGAAATAGAATATGCTTGTTTTGTTACATATTTAATTAATCTTGATACATTAATTCTATCAAAGAAAGCTGAATCTCCTGTTGCTGTTTTATTTCCCCAAACTATAAATCCTCTTCCACTTATATTATTTAAACTATTTATTGGTGTATCATAATCATATAATTCTGATATATCATCTTCTGATACAACAGTTGCTAAAGAATTTACTAATGTTAGATTTCCTCTATTAACTCCTGCCGGAGCTCCCCATTTAGCTGCTATATCATTTCTTGCATAAGCATGAAGTACAGCTATTGAAACTGGAATATTAACTGGATTTCCTTCATTATCTACAAATCCTCTATAATGAACATCTGGATAATATAATGCTAAACTTCCTCTATTATTTGTTTCATAAGTATCTGCTTTTGTTTCTGCTGCTGTTACTGTTGTTTCTCCTGTTGAAGCTATTACCATGAAATTATTTTTTAGAGCTAACTCTGTAGCATGATTTACTACTTCAAATGAAGTATATTCAGGAATTACCATAACATCAAGGTCTCTATTTCCTAAATCATACATATCTATTATATTATTTACTGCTGTATTATCTAAATTTGTAGTATTACCACTATTTCCTCTTACAATATTAGTAGTAATTCCATCATTAAATACTGCAACTGGTGGTACTAAATCAGCAACTGTTTTTTCTGTATAAACATTAGTTAATGTAAATCCAAGTCTTGCTGAATTTACAGATTCAACTAATTTATCTAAAACTTCCTCTAATTTAGGAGCTTTATCAGTATCAGCAGTAAAACTTTCTTTTATTGAAATTGTATTTTTTCCTGTTATTGCTGATAAATCAAACCATAATTTATGAGTTGTTCCATCATAAACTAATTTAATTTCTTTTCCATTAAACATATCTGTCTTATAATCAGTACTAATTGTTACTAAATTTAATATTGTTGGGTCCTCTCCTGCTGTTTCACTTGGAATTACTGCAGCCAATGTAGCAGTTCCATAAGCGGCCTCATCCTCATTTGCAAGTCTTGTAACTAATATATAGGCATAGCTTCTTAAATATACTTGAATTGCATAAGCTGATGGTACAGTATAATCACTATTACCAAATAAAGCTCTAAATTGAGATTCACTTGTAATAGTCTCGATTGTTCCAATTGGTCCAGACTTTGTTTTCATAAGTACAGCTGGAACAAATGGTATTACTGAATTGTTTGTTAATAATGTTTCTTCTTGAACATTAACATTTACTTTAGGTAAAGCCATAATTTTTATTCTCCTCTCTAATTTTTAGTTTTTAATTCTTCTACTGTAATATTTGGATGTAATACAGTAAAGTAATTTTCGCTTCTAAGAATTGCTGCATGAATTGCTATATTATAAGTATATCTGTATAGTTTACCATTATTTTGATATGCAACAAGGTCAGTATTATCAATAATATTGTTACCAAGTTCAAATGTAAAAACTAAGGGTACATTTTGATATTTGGTTTCAACTTGTTGATTCTGATGTAACCAGAAAATTAATTCTTGCATTACTTGTTCCGTATCTAATCTATTAGTTCCCCATACATCTATTTGATAACCTATTATTATATATAAAAATTCAGCATTTTTTGCAAGTCTATTGTTTGATTCTTTAAATGAACCATCTTCATTATAAATATTCATTGGATTTTCAAATTGCATTCCTTCTTGATAAGAGGGCATTGCATTATTTTTCTTATCTAATGTAATTGTATTATCTGGATAAAAACTTATTAATGGTAATTTAATATTGTCATCTGTATTTTTTGTTGCATATTGAAAAGCTGTATTTACAGGTTCCATAATAATACTTCCATTAAATACTTCAGATATTAAATTCTTAAATGCTTCTCCATATTTACTAAATTCAGAGAACATTGTCACCCTCCTTTAAATTCATATTTTGTTTTGCTCTTGTTAATATATGTAAAGCTCTTTGATTTATTCCACCAAATTCAAGTTCTCTTATAATCATTGAGCTTGCTGTATTTTCTGGAACTACTAAATTATTTTCATCATCTAAAGTTATATTGTTTAAAGCATGTTTTATAGTTTCTACATCATACTTATCTAATATCCTTCTTAAATCTGGAGATTTATTAGCTTGTAATTTAGCAAGTTCATGTATACACTGTACTACAAAAAGTTCTTTAATTGAATATGGACTTAATAGAAATTGATTACAGTTTAAAATTATCATATTAAATCCTCTTCTCCAATTATCTTTCTATTAAAAAATCTATTTTCATTTGTAGGGTCCTTAGCTGTTGGTACTGGATTTACTGGTTTTAACTGCTCTCTATGAGGAGCTAAATTACAAATGAACATAGCTAAATCATAATCTGTTTGAACTTGCACAATATCAAATTTCTTTGTCAAATTTGCATTTTCATTATGAGGGTCAGTTCTTGTTGTTATTTCAAGTATTGCTCCTTCAGATGGATATATTGGTTTATTTTCACTATCACAAAATGTTAAATAACATATAATTGGTTGCTGAGCTTTATCCTCAGTATACCAATTATATTTTTGTAATAATGACTTCTTTGGATTCTGTACTAAATAATAAGATACAAGTACTGCTGATTTCCAAGTATAATATTCATCTGTATTTATTTGGTCCTGAGTTTCTACTTGATATAAATTACCAAGACGACCTTCTAAATTTGCTCCTTCAACAAAATTCTTTCTATATAAATCTAGTTCTCTTTGAGAAGGATATAATTTACCTCTTGTTTTTGTAGCCATATTATCCTCCTATACTACAAAGATTTCTCCTATAAGCTGAGACTCTAAATTGGCTTTTTCCTGAGCTGCTTCAGATAATAATTGTGCTGAATCTAATGTGTATGGGCTTCCATCCACATTAAATTTACCCCTTACTCTTCCTAATAATTCTTTAGTTAGAGCAAGTACATATTCTTTAACCCAAGGACAATATTGTGAATTATCTTCAATATCAGATACAACATAAGGTCTTACTAACATATCTATAAGAACTTCACCTTGATAACCATCTACATACAAGGTTGTTCCAATTAATTTATAATTTTTACCTTTTTGATATTGAATTTCATTCCATAACATTTTATATGCTTGATAAGTCATAAGTCTTTCCATAAAACTTACATCATATACAACAATGCCAATTCCTCCAAAAGTATAATCTTGTAAAGATAATAAACTACTATCTTTTATTTCATATACTTTTTCAATAGTAAGTGGTTTATGTAATGATAAATCTATTACAGGACCTGTAGCTTGAACAAATCTATGTCCCTCATAATAAGGAGCTAATTTATCTAAAGCCATTCTTATCATAGTTTTTATATCCTTAGTTTCAGCCTCTATATCTACCCAAGAAACACCTAACTGAGTCTTAACATATTTTACAACATCTGACTCTGTCATATTTCAAATCTCCTTATTTCTTTTTAGTTTTTGATTTTGTATTTTTCTTAATTTTTGATTTTCCAGATTTAGTAGACTTTGTTTTAGCTTTTTCTTCTTTTTTGCTTTCATCTTCAACTATTACCTCTGGAACTTCTGCATCAATTATATCTTTTTCAGATAATGCTTTTGTTTCTTCCTCTGAAATTATAGCTTCTGGAGTAACTACTACTGGTTCTTCCTCTACTATTGGACCTTTTACTAATTCTTTTTTCATATCTGCTACAGATTTAACTGGTTCTTTATAAGCTCTTTCAAATTGTTTTATTGGTTGTTTACTCATAGCTAAATCTATTACTTTATAACAACCATCTGGCTTTGCATTTAATTTATGTTCTAGCAATAATGGTCTTAATTGTCTTAAAGCTTCTACACCATTTACTGTTAATCCTTTTACATAAATATCTTTATCTGCATAAATTGTTAAATCTCCATATCCAGGCAATGTAAAAGTAAAGTTACCTTCTCCTTTAAAAGTTAATTTTGCATTATACAAATTTTCCATTTCTAATCCTCCTTATAATTATTCAATAAAGTTTACTACTTATTCTATTATAATATATAATTTCAAGGCAAAAAATAAAAGAGTTATCTTTTTGATAACTCTTTACTACTTATTTAAGTAAATATTCTTCTATAAATCTCTCTACTTCTTTTCTAAATTCTCCATACATATCTTTTGGAACATCTTTCATATATCTTGCTCCAAAATGTAAACAAACACATTTTCTAATAGCTGCTTTTATTGATTCCCACTGAGAATATGTATGATTATTTACTTTTGTTAAAAGCATTTCTTTATAAGGTTCTAATATATCTGATATTTCTAATTTTTCTGACTTTGGTTTTAAATAGTATTGTTCTTTAAGTTCTGCTAAAACCTCTTCTCTTAATTTTGCTTTTTCTCTTTCTCTATCTTTCTTTAATTGTTCAGGGTCCATTAATATTCCTCCTTTAAATATGACAGTCTACTACGACTAAGTACTTATCTTGATTTTCTGGCTTTCTTAATTCTTTATTAAACCAATTAATAAATTCTTTTTCGCTATCTCCTGTAGAATCATCAAAACCAAACCATTCCATTTCACCTTTTGCATGCCAACCTTCATTATCTACTAAAGCATAAAGACTAAACATTGCTTGATATTCTGCATATTCCTCCTTAGAACTATATCTTTCTGTATAATATTCTGGTTTATAAAAATTCCATTTAACTATTTCTTCTTCATCTTTATTCTCTGGTTTTTGATTCTCCACTACTAATTCCCAATATCTTATATTCTTTTTATAAGAACCTTCTATCATTTTATCTAATTCTAAATCTTTTAATTTACAAGCATTTACCCATTTATATCCTTCGGGAACTTCTTTCTTTTCAGATTCTATATTTCCCCAAGAAGGTCCACCTAATTTTTCTATATCTACTGAATCTTTTACAAGTAATATTTTATTCCATCTTCCTCCTATTTCATACCAGTCCCACTTTCTATTTGGATTTTCCCAGTATCCATAATCATTTGTTTCTTTATCTAATTCATACCCACAATGTTCTTTCATATAGTCTTCAAATGTTGGATAAAGGACCTTATATGGTACTTCTACCTTTATCAAATCTTCTGGAACTTCATAAGTTGTTAATCCTAAAGGATGTTTCTCATCTTTAATCTCTTTTTTAAATCTATCATCACATGTTGATACTAAACTTCTATCCTTTAATCTTACCATTGTTCTAGTACCTGTTTCATATTGTTCTTTATATTCCTCAGTTACTGAATTAAATTCCAAATATTCTTTTGGACAATCTTTCATATTATTTTCTTGATATGGAGCAAGCTTTTTATGTACTTCTTCATCTGATAACTTATCTACTATTACTCCTACAGTAAAATGACTCATATTCTAATAACCTCCTTTAAATATTAAATATGCTTATTTT